AGCCAAAGGTTATACACCAATTCGAGACAACCTTAAACAACTTCTGGAATGGGTCCAGAGTAAAGGTAGTACAGCTACGACCACCGACAAGCTCGTAGGCCGTATCCTACATGGATCGTTCCGGGCTGTGTTGCATTACTCCCCGGAAGTGATCCTCTCCCAGTATATGTCAACAGGACATTATATGGCCTATGCTGATACCAAGTATGCCCCCTTATTGGCCGTTCCGCCGACCCCGACCCAGATACATGAGATGCTGGACAAAAACCCGGTCGTTTGGCAGCGATACTATGCCGGAGGTCAGAGTGCGGAGTTGGCCGAACTCGGTCAGCTTGATGTGTCACTCCGTCTGTTGACCGGCAAACACGCTGATCTAAATAAGACCGGAATCGCTGCCCAGTTAACAGACCTCGCAGCGTTCTGTCAAGGATGGAAGCTGGCGAAAGCCATTGTCCAGGATACTACCAATCTCGAAGTTGGATCGCCTGAGTTCTTTGACGCTGTGAACGACAAAGCCGAAGAGCTTTGGGATACCCAACCCAGTTGGGACAAGTGGAACAAGTCGATTAACACGTCTCAGCGTGGGATCAGGCGTGTGCCGTTCTTGTTCCGGTCGTACTTCGAGAAGTCGCTTATGATGCTTCACTCGGCCAATGCAACGTATCAGTCCAGCGAAAAGACAGCCGGGGATAAGGCACAATGGGCCAAAGTATATGGAGCTATACTTGGGAGTCAAATGGCTACAGCCTTGATCCGTACATTTGTCGGGGCTACTGTGTGGCGGCGTCGGAAAACAGTGTGGGACTTCATCGGGGCTATGGTAGCCGCTCCCTTGGCAATGGTGTCAATTGTTGGTGGGTATTTGAACAGAGTAGTTGGCAATGTGTTCAAGATTATGGCAGGTGAAAAACAGGGATTCGAGGGCGAGCCGATCTCTACGTTGCCTGGCAAAACGGTTGAAGAGTTCCTGATCGGTATTGGTCAGGTAACAGATGGAGTAGCTGAATATGCGGCTGGGAACGAGGATCAGGCCAAGCGTAAATTGAAAACTGGTATTGACAATATTACCATATCTGTTGGGACATTCGAGGGTATTCCGGTCAGGCAGTTGCGTAAAATCGAACGGGCACTGGATAAAGAAGATGGGCCTAAGATGTATGGAGGTGGATTATGAGTGAAGGCACAATCAAAGAACGACTAACCCGGATCGAGACTCTACTCGAAAACCATCTCGCACACCACGAAACCAGAGACAAATGGATGCTACGAATCCTGGGCACTATGGTCGGGGGGATGGCTCTGATGGTCCTGCCTGGGTTCGTTCGGTGGTTGGCTGATCTCCTTTAGCCAGAGGCGTCTCGCCCCCAACATAGTCGTCAACTGGAACACGATTCAACAACCCGCACACTAACCGGCCTTGAACCCCAATCGGTTTGACCCCGATCACATACGTCTGACCTCGGTACTCCGCAGAGATCACCCAACCGCCGCGATAGAGACCGTGGACAATAACCTGTCCACGGTCTACCGCGATTTGTGCGGCTTTGGTCGGAGCATGGTCCGAGACGTACTGGAGTAGTTGATGCCTGGATTGGATGTGGTGCATCAAAATCTTGCCTGCCAATTGTCACACGCTCTACAATGTTCTGAATAACCGACTTTATATACACGATCAGATTCACATGTTTTACACTTGTTGTTTGATCGCTTATTTCGTCGGCGATACCGTTCTTTCCAGACATCTTCGGGTTTGATCGGCCCCATTATACTTTCTCCTTTTGCCCATTCTTCAAGGTCTTGATAATACTATCTTTCTTTCTATTATCCGCTACAGCCCCCAGGCCAAGGATACCAAGCAGGCTGATCCCAGCCCCCACAGGGTTAATTGTTCCACCCTGAGCCACGGCGATTCCGATCTCCGCGAGCTTTGCCTTGAACGCATCCTGTCGATCAAGATCAGTGACAGCCTGTTTCACCTTGGTTTGGAATGCTGCGATCTCGTCTTGGAGTTCAGCCCGTGTCACCTTGGTCTCCGGGCGAAGGGGTGACTGGGTTGTGCTCTCGCAGCCGATGAACCAGATCGACATACAGATGACGATGACCAGGGCGGTCGCCAGAAATTGGTTGTGCCTGACGATCTCTTTTAGTTTGTTGATTAGGTTAGTCATTGTTGGTTCCTTTCATAATAGGTCTTTTTGGAATTTCATCATCATATAGTATTGAAATACTTCTTATTTTGGCCCAGTTAGGGTATTGCGGTTCATAATCACCCCATATTTGTTGTGTTGGCGAATATGGCGTGGGATAAAAATGACAATCCTTTATTTTTTCAAGTGATTCAAGTTCCTTAAACAATGTATCATACGTTTGGTCGTCTATAAGCGGGTCTGCTTTGACATAATACCAATAACAACATTTAATAAGTCTACGCCGGATTTTTTCAACCTTAGAACCCCGGACGCCTTCTTTGAGTAGCCCCACGCTATTCCCCTTTTTCAAAAGCCTTTGCAGCCCATTCAGTTACTTTGATCCCTACGATACTTCGCTCCTGGTTCTCAGCCTGGCCCTCTCGAACCTGCATGGTATCTGTGATGTGCGTCATTAAGTTACGCACAAACGTACTCTTTAATCCTATGTTTCGCCCTTCTCTTTTACACCACCAGCCCCACATATCATAAAGGTAGTTGACTGGCACACCTTCTTCAAGATTGTCATTCTTCTCAATACAACTTTGACAAAATTCTACCATTGGTGATATAAGTTCGCGGAACTGGTGCATAGCCCGTTCAGAACTCTCAGGTAACAGGAAGTCCGACCCCTTATAAAGATCAACCAAGCCCTGAAGTGCCCAGTTAACGATCTTACCCTGCTCGGCTTCGGCCCGGAGCCTGGTTTTGAGTGTTCGGTCCTCCCGGCCTACATAGGAATTATCGAATTTGAGTAGGTTGGTTCGATACTCCAAAGCTCGGCTATGATCGGTGAAGGCCGGGAGATCATTCATTGCAATGGTGAAACGACAAAAGAGTCGTATGAGGGGAAGGGCAGGTCTATTTTTAACATTGACACTAACAGCGTCCCCTCCGGTAATGTGGAGGATTTTTTCAAGAATTGCTGATGACTCACCACGTGAAGGCGATTTGGCATCTCCAATAACAGCACTGAGTTTCCCGACAAGAGGTTGATAACCAAATGCTCCCCCAAGAGATTGAAAAGAGGTTTCGCAGCAATTCCTATCTCCGAGCATCGCTTGTAAAGCTTCAAGAGTACAGCCTTTTCCTGATCTTGGTCTTCCAACAAATAACATGAGTTTTTCGTAAGACATGTCGGGCACGAGATTGTAACCGAACCACTGACGAAGTAGAGCAATCTTATCTTGATCCTCGTTAAAAATGTCATTTAGGAAATCCTCCCAGAGCTTAGATTTTAAGGATTCATCAAAATAATAAGGAATAGTAGTAAAAGTAAATAGATTAGGATTACAATCGTAAAGTACGATATTGCCTTTAACATATTCATCAACATCAAGCACCCCGTTTTCAAAAACAATCAATCGTTTTGGATCAGACCCTTCAGCCCCATTGATCCACGCTGGGCTATCACTCTCGATTGGACAAAAAGCAGTGCATGCATGAAGTATATCCTTTACTTTCCGTTGCGTCGGTTTGTATGGTTTAACCTCCCCCTTTTCAGTTTGGTATTGCTTACCTTCGAGGTAACGATAAACATCTCCATCTACAATATCAGTCGCTTTATCCTCATAGCAACGGCCATTAAACTCGATATAGCCTCCACGATATGTCCGAAGAATAGGAACTCCATCTATCTTTTTCCCTTTGGCAAACCACCGCCCTGCTATATGTGGGGCGACATCGGAATCGAACACATCTTCACTCTTGGTTATGCTTCCGCTTTTTGCCACGTAATCGAACAACTCTTCTTTGGTCAATCCTGCATGAAGCCACCCCCTTAAATCCTTGATCCCACCGGGAGGTATGATTTTCGTACATTTTATACATGAATCCTTTATTGTATTAAACACAGATTCCATCCCGGTCTTACCAACCCCGGCATCATTCTCACCAACTACAATCACTTCTCGCCCACCGACCAACCCAGGAAGGATATTCAACCCTCCCTGGGCCGAGGGACGACCAATGCCAATGAAACCGAGATCGTAAGCCGCACACACATCAGATGCACCCTCTACGACAAGCACCGGAAGGGAGGAAGGAGGGAGCTTGGAAGAAGAACGAGGAGTTCGGGAAGGATCAAAAATGTGGATATAGCCGGGTGCTTTATCGGAGAGAGGTGTATCTGACGGTGTGTGGACACATACAACGGCATTGGGATTATTATATTCTCCTGCGGGATACATACAACCATCTGCTTTACCGCAAGTTTTACACGGGTAATCTTTTGATACACGTACCCAATGTGTTCCATGATAAACTTCTTGATTGGATACCTGGTAAAACAAGCCATGTTTGGACCCTGGGATCATAGCCTTTCGTCCATCCTTATCCCTGGTCGATAGACCAATCACTTCACCTTTGACGTTCCGTTCTGGCCAGATCCAGCACCAATGGCCCCATTCGGTATGTGGGCATAGGCCAATTTCTTGGGCAGCGAGGGATTCGAGCGAAACACCAAGTTGTTCAGAGAGGATTTCAGCGAAAATCGGGAACTGTTTGATGTTTTCTACATATGTTTTGTGGAGTTTTTGCATGGTAGCCCCAAGAAATTCGCCTTTGGTAGTATATATACTACCAAAGGCGAGGTATTCAGTAACTCAAACCTTACTCACTTCTCTCAATACCACTTCTTTTACTGCAAACCATTCCTCACCACTCATCTTGGCCTCATCCCGATTTCCAATGGTATCTAACCAGATGTCGTTAAGCTGATCTTCGGTCACATCATCCCGCTTGAGTTTGAAGCATTCGTTATATGCCTCATTAGCCGTACACTTACCCGCAGGTTTGCGTGATGCCGGGGCCTTGGGCGGTTTAGGTGCGACCTTGGGCTTGGCCTTGGGTTTGCTGGCTTTGGGTGTGGCCTTTGGCTTGCTGGCCTCAGACTTGGCCGGGGTTTTGGCCGAAACCGGCTTGGCCGGGGCCTTGGTCGAAGCCAGGACCGAGGCATACCGCTGCTGTAAGGCCACTACATCCTCTTTGGCGAGTTTCTGGACCGTGCGGGTCGGACTGGCTTCGAGATCATCGACCCATGTGACTTGGAGCGAAGTGTTCTCGTTATAAGTCCGTTCCTCTACCCGGAAAGCAATGGGTGTTTCGGCCAGGTCCATCTCACTAAGGGCGACCAGAGATGCACCATCCCAATCAATAACTTTCTTGAGTTGCTTACAGTTCAAGGTCTCACGATCCTTGCTGTCGATCAGGACAAGATACGCCCTGATCTCATTGTTCTCAGGATCAGCCGGGAGGTATTCTTGGCCTTCTGGATCATAGACCTGATCGGCTCGGAGTTCAAGCACTTCCTGGGGGAAGCCCCCAGTGGATTGGCCGAGACCGCCATCTATGATAACACCGTGATAATAACCGCTTTGATTGATTAAACTCATGTTCATTCCCCTTAAATTATTGTGTTAATTCTTTCCACGCTTCTTCAAAGATGAACTGCCATATACTATCATCTTGTGGACTATCAAACGATACTACTGGAAATGTATGTGGGATCGTTCTTGATTTTGCTTTGAAATGTGGCTGGCCATGAACTCGAACAACACGTTCATTAGTCCCGAAGGCTTTTCCATCGGCAGCTTGCACATCGTTATAGTCGATTTTTAAGATGTGATCCGCCCATTCATCATACAATTCCCATACAGCCGGGGTTGATTTACCGTGTGCCTTTTGGAGTTTTGGCACATCACATAGAAAATCTCCCCCACCTGAATTGGAAATTTCTACTTGTTGCATTTGACATGATAGCACAACATTAACACCCCGATCAATAAGATAATCAAAAGACATAAGCGGCAATCGCATTGTGTCATAGAGGTGTCTATATCCCTTACCATATCCGTATCCTTCGATCCGTTTTACTTTATGGC